TGTTTTTAAATTATCTTTTAAGATTTTTTCTACAGAATCACTAATTTTAAGAGATGTTGGAAATTTATTAGATACTCTTACAGTTTCATTTGTAATCGCTTCTCTTGAAACTAAATGCAGTGTAAAACTTTCTCTGTTTGTTTCTGATATGACATCAGTGATACTAGACACATAAAAATAATCATCAGACTTTTTAGAAAAATCAAGTCCAGGATTTGTTGATGAGTTTCCTGCAATTTTTAAAGATAATCTTTCACCACCTCTAAGTGGAAGACCATTGTAAATTGATTGACGATCTCCATCTTGATTATCCGCAGGAGCAATTACATTTCCATTATCAACTACCTTAACCTTAGCAGTAATCGTTGGCGAAAATATATCCTCATAATACTCAAAAGCAATTACACCTGTTGTCAAATCAATCGTTCTTGACTTATCGTTTGACTCTAAAATTAACTCTTCGTATATGGACTTTTTAATTGACATTATAGATACGCTAAGTCGATAAGAAGTTTATTCTTGATGAAATTATTTAACATCCTAAACTCACTGATTGTTGGAGTATAGGATGGTTGTGGTGCAGATGGATATGATGCTTGAGAAACTTGTGGTTTGGTATCATCAATAATCATGATTTGAGATCCTTTTCTTTCTGGTGTCATTGCAGATGATTGTGCTACTCTTGATGGTGCTGTGAAAATTTGTGGTCTTGCAGATGATCCCCCAAGTTGTGGTCCATTGAATCCACCAGTAATTAAATCTGATCTAAGTCTTGAACTTAAAATAGTTTCTCCTTTAGCATCATCAGTAACTCCTTTTTTTGATTGATTTGGATAAAAAGGAATATCAAATGCTTGATTTGAATAATGATAAGAACCTTCAGCGTGTCTTCCAGTATTTACTGATCCAATTATCCATCCCTTACCGGTTAAAAATTTCATTGCCGCATCTCTTGTTGCTTGACTATCAAACGCAATATGATCATGATAATTTCCTGCAGCATGATCTGATCTATATCTTTTATGTGTTCTATCTCCAGTAAGATATTCAACTATTTTTCCACCTTTTCCAGATTGAGGTTTAGGTGGTGAAGGAGTTGATTGAACATAATTAACAGGTGTTCTTCTTGCTTGTTCAATAATTGCCTTCTCTTTCGAACTAAATCTTGCTCTACTTTCAGTATCAAATGCCCAAGGTTGAATACCACTTTCTCTTATTAATTGTAAAGCTGCTTTATCTTGAGTTGTTTCATCAAATTTATCAGAAGGTTTAATTGCTCCAGATCTAACTATTCCCTTTAAAGTATTTGGAATAATTTGATATCTTCCAGCTGCAAATATTCCAACTTTATTTGGACCACTATACCTATTATTTTGTACTTGTCTCTGCATAATTTCACTAACAGTCATGTCAGTTAATTTTTTCCCAAGTAATCTTGGACTTTGAGAATCTCCAGAACCATAAATTCCATAACTACCATGCCCACCTTGATTCATTGCATTATATCCACCAGAAGATGCGGATTCATATTTTGAAATAATATTTAATGCTTGTTTATGAATTCCAGTTACTCTACTTGGAGCAGCACCTTCTTGAGGAATCTCAGGAAACATAGTTTCTGGTCTATCTTCTTCAAGATCAGGTGCCTGTTCACCAGTTTCTAATGCTTCTGTAAGTGGTGTAGTAAAAAGACGAAAAGTTTCTGTAATATCATCACCCAATCCTTGAACTGCTAAATTCAATTCATCAAAAGACTGAGCAACACTCCCTTCACTAAATTCGTCAAAATCTAGTCTAAGAATTGCATTAAATGAATTTTTCAAAACATCTCCAAATGATCTAATAATCAATTGCATATTTCCAACCATATAATACATTGCTCTTCCAAAAGTTTGAATTCTTGATATAAATTCTTTTCCCATAAAAATCCAAGTTGGAAGATTTTCAACAATCCATCCAGAAGTAATAAATCCTAAAAATCCAAGTAGTCTTCCCAAAGGACCTTTATCACTTTTTGATGTGAAAGCAAATCCACTTTTTGGAGATGAAGATACCTTTGATGCTTCAATAATATCTTCACGCTCTTTTCTTTTCGATGCTTCATCCCTTCTAAATTCTAGAACTTGTGATCTGGAAAATAAATTTCTTTTAATGCGGGTATTTGTAGAAATAATTCTTGAAATATTACTTACAGATTCATTAACTGTTGAGATATTTCCCTTTGTAGATTCCAAAGATTTGGAAATGTTCTGAATATTAATTGATGATTTTCGAATAGAATCTGCTACGGTTTCCATATTATATTACCACATTGTAACTTAGTTGTGAATACAATACATAAAAATTATCAGGATTAGCAGAATTAATTAAAGGAACATCAGATAATGCACCACTAGTCAATGGTACATTTGATTGTTGATTTTGACCACTTGAGGTTTTAATCATTGTTAATGATGGTTTTGCTTCTGGCAATTCACCAACTCTCTTAGATTCTATCGGTGATACTGGTGTCATTTGCGCTGGTTTTGGTTCTATCGCAGTTTGTTGAGAAGAACTCATTTGTGCAGGTACTTCTGCTGGATTTACATTCACATTTGCAGTAGCGGGTGCTTGTAGTTTCATCTCACTCCAATTATATCCTTTCATTTTTGCCCATTCAATTGCCATTCGTTTTTGTTCTGGCGTTAGTTTTTCCCATTCACCTTCAATTCTTCCTCTGGCAAAACTATTATTTCTATATTGCCATGCCATTTCAAATTTTTTGATTAGTTCAGCACTTGGTTGTTCTGCAACAGGAGCAGGAGTTTCGGTAGCAGGTGCTGCTGGAGAAGGTGCAGAAGGTGCGGGTTGCCCCATCATGGTTTCTTGTGGGGATGATTTTACTGGTGTGGGAGCAGAAGATGGTGGTGTTGATGGAGTTGGTTTTGTAGAGGCAGCAAGTGGTTTTTTTGATTCTTCCTTTCTTTTTGCATCTTCGAATTCTTTTTTCTTTTTTTCTAATATTTTTGGATCTACTCCAGTAAGATTTAATTTAAATTGTATAAATTGCACCTGCAGCTGCTCTAATTCCTCTAAATATTCCACCACCAGGAACAAAAGTTAGAGCAGCTAATATAGCATCAGTTTTTTCTCCATTCATCCAATTCATCCACCCAGTTAAACCATTAATTAAACCACCAATTAATCCAGGTCCACCACCGCCCGGTCCTTTTCCTGATGATGAACCTCCACCTGGTTTTATGCCTTTAGGTAACAATGCTGCAGCAATAGCAAGAGGTTTTGCAATAAGCAATCTAGTTAATCCACGACCAATTCCACCTATTGTTCTCATAACTAATCCAAATCCCTTTTTAATAGCAAATAATCCTCCAGCAACAATTCCAAGATTTTTAATGATGTTCCATTTAATATTATTAAATAAAGTTGTATTTCCTTCTTCAGATGCTTTGATGGCATCCACAACTTGTTTAGTTAACCACCCACCAAATAAAATTCCAAGTGCTGCTCCAATTTTTTCAAATGTATCTGATACTTTTGGAGCAATGTTTTGAACTGGTGCAGCAAGAGCATTTTGTATTTTTTCTTCTATTTCATTCTCTTTACCAATTCTAATTTGTCTTTCAGTTAATCTTCTTTGATTTTCTTGGTCTAACTTAATTTTGTTTTGTTCTTCTAAACCATCCTGTTGAAGAAGTAATGCAATGCTTGCAAGACCTGTCCCCAGTTTTCCAATATCTGTTCTTAAAGATTGAAGATTAGAACTAAATCCAAGAAGTGCTTTTTCCTGATTTCGAATTACATCAATATTTTGTATATCAGTTTCTTTTCTTTTATTTTCTGCAGTAGACATTTCATTCCTAAAAGTTGCAGAATCAATTGTAGATTTTCTCAGAAGTGCATTTCTAACTTCTTGAGACAGAGGAGATCCCGTCGTCGGATCAACTCCCAATCTTCCTACTTTTTCGGGATCTAGTTCAGCCATTAGTACTGTTCTTTAGATTTTCTTCTTCGATATATTGTTTAAGAAGGGCAATATACACTTCCCTTTCCCACGGTATCATTGATTCTACTTCATTCAATGACCATTTATGATGCTGTACAAGAGAAAAATTCGTTTTATAATATGACTCAAGATTTTCGTGAGCCATTCCTAGGCGAAAAAACTTGATAGTCCCTCCAGCAACACATCACTCTCAACACCAGTATTTGGATTTTTAATCTTTAAAGTATGAGAAAGTTTCGGCATTGTTGCAAAAAACTTTTCAACTTCTTTAAATTGACTCGATGTAAGTTGCTCAATAAATTCAGAAAGTTCTTTTCGAGTGCAATCTGATGCTGACCATGACTCCTCTTCATTATATACTTGTTCAATACAGGATAAAATAAGATCAAAAGTATCTTCAACACTCATATTAAAATCTGCCTCGAAATTAGTTTTAATAAATTCTTTCATTGATGGATATTTCATCCTAAGAGTCAAAATATCATCCAATTTAATATCTCTTGAATGTTTATCACTAATGTTAATTTTAATATCATCAAGATTGATGCTAATTGGAACTTGAGTTTGTCCATCATCTGGGCATGTAATTAAAATATCAACAGTTTCTCCAACAGATTTTCCTCGAATATTTAAAAAGATATATTCAATATCAAATGTTGCAAGTTGATCTACTTTAATTCCCTTTGTAAGAATACAGTTTCCGATTACATTTTTAACTGCTTCTGCAATTTGTTTTGAATCTTCACTTTCCATTGCAATAATTAATATCTTTTCTTCTTTCACAAGAAAGGGCCGATAATTAATTTGTTTCTTTAATGATGGAATTTCTAGTTGATATATTGGAGTAGAAATCTTTGGAAGAGCCATTTTTTTAGTCAAATCAATTTAAAAATATTTATATGCAAACCTTTCATCATCAATAAAGAGATTCGTATAAAGTTTTATCTTGAGAAAATAATTCAACTCCATTTGAAGGTATGGATCCAGGAGATTTTGGAACTAAATTTTCTTTTGGTTGAGATGGCAATTCCGGTATGGGTTGAGATGCTTCTTTATTGTTATCTTTTTGTTCAAATACATCTAAACTATAAGATCTACCAATCACATAACGATCCATTTTAAATGTTGCCGCCATTTTCATAATATCCGAACTTGCATAAGCAATCGGAATTGATGATATACTATATGGATATAATCCTATAAAAGTATATTCAATTTCTTTATTATAATTACGATCAAATTTAATAATTTTTGTTCGATTTGATTTATAATATTTTGGATATTGTATTCGAATAAAATATCCATCGTCAATATTACTATTAATTGGTAAGTTATTGCCATCGATTGGATTAGAAGATCCACTCGCAATAAATTCCATCCAATGTTCCAGGAACTTTAAAGTTCCATAATTTTTATCAACATAAAACTCCAATGTTATATCCTGATATTGTCTACGATGAGCAAATGTTTCAGTAATTCCAATGTAGTTTCCTTCAATATCTACAGTTGCAAGTTGTGTCGTTGGAAGAACTGCATTATTACACAACAAACCAGCATCTTCTGCAATAAATCTTGCAGTAATTCCTCTTTGACTTAGATATTTTTTTAATTCTCCCGGAAGACCACCAAACTTAACTTCATAATGAGAAGTTTGTGCAAGATTGGTAATTAATGGTCTAATATCTGATATTCTGCGTGGTTTTGCCACTATAAATACCTATTATGAATGTTTAATATAGTTATTTAGATGTCTTATAAGGGTAAATTTCATAGTGGGCAGCAAGAATGTCTGGGGAGATAAT